AATAATATTGTTCATTATTTCTTGCGGCATTTGGCACGGGTGTTTTGTCTTGTCTTTTGACGTGTTTTTAACTTGATTTACATTCCACCAATCATAAAGACGCCCGCCCGTTTTCCCTTCTTCCATTAGCTTTTTAATGCGTTTGTCGTTTGGGTTTTTATATGGTTGTGTTACTTGTCTAAAATCCGGCGTAACGCCAAAAAATGCAATGTCACGGTGTTGTTTTGCCGTGTTGGAATTGTAAACCCATGAAACAACTTTATTTGGGAATCTTCCGATTTGTTCGGCTAATTTATAAAGCGCTTCCGGATAATGAACAACAACGAAATCATAACTTCCCAAAACTTCATCAAGAAAATTATAATAATCACTTTCTTTCATGTTGTCTTTATATTTGCCGTAATGATAACCAATATTAAACGGCGGATCTGTTACAATAATAACTTTTCTATTAATTATTGCTTTTTGAAAATGAATATTATTGTTCATCACGTTTAAGCAATCATCATTAAATAATTTAATCATTCTTTTATTTCCTTTCCAAAGTACATTCGGGACGGCATAACCGCCCCGAATCACCATTTAAAATGGCATTTTATGCGTCAAAAACTTCCTTAATTTTATATGTTTTGAATCCCTTTGAATTTTCACCATAATAAAGCGTAAATTCAAGCTTGTCGCACGCTTCCGCAATATCAAGAATGATATTGTTATATTCTTCATAATCGCCATGAAATGCGGCTTCAACATCTGTTTCAAAGCTATTCATAAATTCATTAGCTAAATGAATCTGAAATGGCTGAAATACCACTTGATTATAAAAGATATAAGAATTTTTAAATTCGCCTTCAAGAATCTTGAACCAAATTGAAAGCATTGGATCGCCCTTCTTTGATTCTTTTAATTCCATTTTGTCAATCTTAACGGCGTATTCACCTTCGGGAACTTCCTTAAATTCACCGCCCCCGTTCTTCTTAATGTCTTCCAAATCCTTTTCCATTTGTTTTTTGTCAATTGCGCTATTCCATTTTTTAAAATCCATAATTTATCTTTCCTTTCTTGTTCTTCTTGTTCTTTTTCTTGTCGCGAATGATTTCACGATTTCGTCAAATTCTTCTTTTGTGATTTCTTCCCCGTCTTCCGGGATTTCGTCTTTTGGATAAATTTTAACGGCGTTACCGTCCGGAAGCTTAAAGTATTTTTCTTCAAATAATTCTTCAACTTCTTTTGGATTTTCCGGAATCGGATCTTCCTTTGTTTCTGTTTTTGTTTCAAAAGGAACTTCCACTTCGCCGCCCATGTTGTAATATTTCTTAACGCTTGAAACAACGGCTTTCAAATCGTTGTCAATTTCAAGTGCGTCAAATAATCCAATTGGACTTTTTACCGTGTCATGTCCGCTATTTTGTGTTAAAAAGCCATATTTGCCGTCACTAACGGTTGTTTTTAAAACAATGGTAAACATTCCTTCAACCGTGATTTTTTCATCAAGAAGTTTTCCAATTGTCTTGATTTTTTCGTTGCCGTTCACGTCCCTTTCAATATGCGCCATGAACACAACAATTTTCTTTTCCGGAAGTTCCACAACGGAACGAACCAAATCCCAAAAGTTAACGCCAATTTCCGTGAACTTGTCATATCCGCGTTCACTTGCACGACGCATAAATTCGTTTGACATTAAATATTGCGCGTCGTCCACAACTACAACTTCCGCGAATGATTCCTTAATAAACTTCTTAATTTGTCTGTATGAATCCGAATTGATAGTTTCGTCAAATTTCCCTTGAAATGGTAATGGCTTCGCGGCAACATTCACAAGTGCCACTTCATCATTTTTAAAATTTCGCATTGAAGCGGATTTTCCCGTTCCGCTTTCGCCTAAAATTAAAATTGGTAAACCCATTTATTCGCCCTTCCTTTCTTCCTTTTCTTCATTTTCAAATAATCTTTTGTTTAATCTGATTAACAGATTCGCACCAATTTGAGCCGTCAAAAATCCAATTGCCGGTTCAAATCCGTCTTTAAACGCTAATTCCGTTCCTAATTCGGCGGTTTCTTTACTAACGATTTTTTCAAATTCTTCTTTCGTGATTAAAACACCATGTTTCAATTCCTTCACCTTCCTTTTCATTTGATTTGTATATTTTTACGGGTTATTAATTTCGCACCCGCAATTTGAAAATTAGTTTTCAAAGCGTCTTTTATTGCTGATTTGTCCGGGGCTTTTAAAACAGTTTCGCGAATATATTCATTTGGAATTTCGGATTCGTCGAATATTTCAACGGCTTCCGATTTTCGAAAGCTAATTTTGACTTTTGGCGTTTCGAATTTCTTTCCGTCTAACGCATTTAAAAGCCATTTTTCAAGACTTTCGATTTTACCCTTGCAATTCCTTTCGCGTTCTTGAAAAGCCTTTCTTTCGGCTTCTAACGCGCCCAAATCGGCTTTCAAGTTCTTAATCCATAACGCCACGGATTCAATTTTGTTTGTTCTTTCGATTTCCAACGCTTCCAAACGTTCGGAATCTATTATTTCGCCCGTGTCTAAATCAACACATTCCATGATTGCGGAATCAATTTCGTATAATGTCGCCATAATTCACCCCCTTGTCAAACACTTGTTGGAAATAATACATTGGACTAATTGCCAAACGTTCTTTTTTCATCTGAACAATTAAATCCTTGAATTTTTCAAATTGATTTGGATATAAAACAATCGCAACGCCCCCGGCTTCCCTTATTTTTTTAATATTCCAAATTTGAAGTTCGGACGGCTTCCCTTTCGTGGCTTTAAGTTCTACGCCCACAAAATAGCCATTACAACAAACTAGCAAATCCGGAACGCCGGAACGCTGAACGCCATTACTCCAAGTTTTAAGCACCCAACAATTTTGTTCCTTCAAGAACTTCTTCACTTTGTTTTCAAAATTTTTTTCTTCCGCCATTAGCACTTCCCCCATTTTTCAAGCCTTCCGGCTAAAACGTGGGCATAATAAATACCGAAAACAAATAATGCTGTTCCGCCAATCGCTAATATATAAGTTGTTGGCTTGTCGATTTTACCCAACTTCGCGTTTAAATCCATTGTTCCAATTGAACCAATCATTAATATAAATCCAATTACAATATTTGTTATTGCAAATAATAGTTTAATTGTTGTTTTCATCTTCAAATAACCTTTCCGTGTATTCCTTTCTAATTTCTAACGTTTTTAAAATTTCTTCTTCAACGGAATCACGACAAATCAAGATATAATAAAAGCAAGTTTTCTTTTGCCCTATTCGGTGAATCCTTTTCATGGATTGATCGAATAAATCTTGTCGCCCGTCCGGAAGTGTAAAATAAATAATTATATTTGCTTTTTGCAAATTCAAACCCATTGCGCCCGCTTGATATTGAACAAATGTGATTGAATTTGATTCCATGTCGTATGGTTCAAGTTCTTTTCTTTCACCGTTCACAATGCCAAACGGCTTTTTCAAATCCCTTGCAATTGGAATCATTCGTTTTAATTCTTCCGTGAAATTATAGAAAACTATAATTCTATCATTTGTGGATTCCAACAAATCCCGGAACGCTTGAAGCTTTTCTTTTGAATAAGCGCCGCACAATTGGCGTGAATATAATCGTTTTGTTAGTTCCGTGTCGCCTACAAGTTCAACATCTTCAAAACAAACATAATCGTTTTTGATAAAATGCTTATATTCTTTTGAAACATTAACTTCAATTTCGTCAATTACTTGTTCGGGCAATTCCAAAACTTCATTTGTTTTCATGAAAACCGCGCCATGTTCACGCATTTTGGATTTCAACCGTTCAACGTTTTTATATGGTTGTTCTTTGTTTACAATCGAAACAATCTTTGAATTTGTTCCCCAACCGATTTCAAGCTTTTCCCAATTAACATATTGTGAATTGTAAGTATTTTCGGAAATCTGCCAATCTAATAAATGAATTTGTGTCCATAAATTTTCGTATTTTCCGGAAGTCGGCGTTCCACTTAAAAGAATCACATTCGCCGGATCAAGTCGCAAAATGAATTTCGATTGTTTGGCTTTTCGATTCTGAATCAATGAACTTTCGTCCAACATCAACGTAAAATCTTCAAGCTTTAATAAATCTTTTCGACGCCAAGCCAATTCATAATTGATAATTCCTATTTTGTGAACGTCTGAACCAATTTCGTTGAAGTATTCCATGCCTTTTTTATCCGTTAGGTTGTACACATAATATAAAGGATAATGGGAATGGAAATGTTCAATCCAATCTTTAATTTTGGACTTTTGGCAAACTATCAAATTAACACGCTTTCCAAGCTGAACCATTTTTTCCGCACCTACGAACGTTTTACCTAACCTAAACCCATATCAAGATAAAACGCAACGCGATTTTTGTTTTGAACTTTGTTCAATACTTCTTTTTGAAATGGGTATAAATTCATTGGATCACCTTCTTTCCGTTGATTGCTTCGCTTTCTGTCCACCCGCGTTTTAATCTTTCACGAATTGTTTCTTTTCCAAGTCCTAATTCTTTTGTCCATTGTCCGATTGTTTGTGTTTTGCCGTTGCAAGTTATAAAACGAACATTTCTTTTATTTCTGTTTTGTTCTTCAATTGTCGCCCAACGGCAATTTGACGGTTCATAATTCCCGTTGTTGTTAATTCTGTCAATTGTTAAATTATCGGAATAACCGTTGGAAATAGCCCAATCATAAAAAGCTTGAAAGCTGTTTTTCCATTCTTCACACATTACAACACCTTTTCCGCCCCACCTTGAAAAATGCGGATCTTTGACGTTATAACAACGCGTTTTTATATTCGCCCAAATGCTATATAATCGCGTTTTTCGTTTTCCGTGCATTTCGTGTTTCATCTTTCTAATTCCTTTACTTCAAATGGATTTGTTAAATCCTTGTTTTCGTGCTTCCTTAAAAATTCTTCAATTGCTTCTTTACGAACTTTATAACTTCCAAGCTTTATGAACGGAAGCAAGCCCGCTTTTCTTAACTTGTGAACATAATCCACGTTTGTTTTCAGAATTTCCGCCGTTTCTTTCACGGTATAAAGCATTTTAAACACCCGCTTTTTCTTCGG